CCTTCTTAATAGCTAGAAAGATATATGAGCACGGAACTAGAAAGACTAACTTTTATTCTGACGTTGTTAACGATCAACAGATACTTAAGTTTGAGAATATGTTTATAGACCTTTATAGAAAATACGCTATACAATTATTTGACGAAAAGTAAACTGATAATCAAGCAGTTATAATCTTTCTTATTTTTTTGTTGTTTTATTAGATTTGATGTATATATATTTGCATCATGAAATTAACAAAAGAGGAATTAATAATAGAATTAGAAGAGAGTTTAGTAGAAGTCTTATTAGAGTTATCTGACGAGGAAGTAGATGACTGGCATAGAGATACACTAGAAATGATGGCCATTGAGATAGAGAGAGATTTAGAGAAGTTAAAGGGGGAATGAAAATCTACTGCAATAAGAGAAAACAATACTTTATAGGAGAGGACGAAGACATGACCTATTGGCATAGTAACGAGAATAGAGCTGTTGAATTAAGTCAGCATGAAGCCAATAAAACTATAGCTAGATTAAGCTATCAGATAAACGGATTAATAGCAACAATAAAATAATTTAAAAAAAATTAAAAAAAAGTTTGCATATTAAAAAAACGTATTATCTTTGTAGTATAATAACAAACAAACAATGACAAGACAAGAATTTACATACAGAACAAAAATCGAAAACAAAAAGGTAGTAATAGGCAAGTTGTCTTATAATGACAATTACTTCGTAGATATCTATCCAGAATACACTTTGCGAACATCAGCAAAGTACAAAACAAAAAACGAAGCAATAAAAAGATTTGAGTCAATAAAGAAGAGAGTTTCAGATAAAATAATTTAAACACAACAAATAAAATGAACAACACAAATTTCACATTAAGCCAAATCTTAGATGACGAAATGATGAGCCAAATGGATGTATATGAGAATGACATCCTGGACTCTGATGAGTGGACTATTGAAGACTTCAGTAAGTTAGCTGGATTCTAAGCAAGATAAATCAAAAACTAAAACAATTAAGCCTCTAGAGATAGGGGCTTTTTTATTACCCTAAACTTATAAGCTACTATTTGTATATGTAATTGATGGGAATTACTATTCAAGACCAACCAATTACGATAAAGCCTAAACCAGCCTTTAGTCCAATAGATTACTTAATAAATTCTACTAGTACTCTAGAGAGTGGGTTTAAGTTAATTGTAAGCGTTCATAAAGACCCTAGCGGAGATAATACTAAGGTGTCTACTTTGCAGCTTAATACTATTCCTAATGCTACTCAGTTAGTAACTGATATACAGAATATAGTTAAGTCTTTTGTTACAAGCTCTTATTCTATATTAGATGGAGACACTATAGGAATAACATCTACTGAATTAAGTGAATTTAAGTTAATGTTTCAAGAGTATTATAGCGGAGGCCTTCAGGGTAGTGCTGTTAGTGGTAATGTATTTCAGTCATGGAACGCATCTCCAAAATATACTGAATTTTCTAGTGGTAATTACGAGGAGTGGAGTCTAGACCAATATGAGGTCAATCAATTCCTTAATGGATTTAGAACAAATAAAACAGACTTCTTTAATTTCAGTACTTCAGATAATTGGCTTAAGGTTAGGCCTACTCAAAAGATACAAGCTAACTGGATAATAAGAAGTGGATTCTTAGGCAATCAAGAGGTTTGGTTAAAGACATTAGATAGTAATTTCTCAGCATTGGCCACATATACTTTAAATGCTTCAAACGACGATTCACAATATTCTTTAGATATAGGATTCTCTGAGCTTAGTTCTCATAACTGGAGCTCTCCTTTTTCAGATACTAACGTTAAGTATTATGTTATAGGTGTATATGATGCTGGAGATACTAACTTCTTAACTGAGTTCTTATTATTTGAAGTAGATGAATGTGAAGATACTTATACAGATTATGAGTTACATTGGTTAAATAGAAAAGGCGGATATGACAGCTTTATGTTTAGTGGCAAATCAAATCAAACAACTAACATAAATAAGACCTTTGCAAAGTACACTACTAGAACAATAGGAGGAACTAGTATATCTCATAATACATACGCACAACGCAAGAGAGCTTTTAACACTAGTTTAAGCGAGTCTTATGAATTAAATAGTAGATTACTAAAGGACTTTGAAGTAGAGGGCTTAGAAGACTTAATGTCATCTCCTGAAGTTTATTGGAAATCTGTAGATGGATTCTTTGCAGTTAATGTAAACGGAACTACTTACAAACATTCTAAAAGTGAGAACGGCGAAGTATTTAACTTGGCCTTAACAATGGAGATAGATAATAGCGATAATAGACAATGGTAATAGAGCACATAATAGCTGGGTATTCAATCCCACACAATGAAGGTGCTATCCCATTGACTAAGGAGGCATATGATGTAAACAATCCTCAGAAGCGTTTAACTGATTTCAGTAAGACTATAACTATCCCTGAGAATAGATTAGTTAATCAGATATTTGAACACGCCTTTGATGTTAATGTAGACTTACAAACATTTAACCCTAATCTTAAAACAAGCTATCAGATAATCCAAGACGGAATAACTGCTATTGATGGATATTGTCAACTAAAGGCCATTAAGAATGTAGACGGTTTAATTAACTATGAGATACAAGCTACTGGAAGACTAGGTAATCTATTTGAAAAGATTAGAGATAAGTATTTAACTGATTTAGATTTAAGTAGTTTGAATCATGATTGGACTAGAGCTAACATACAGAACTCATGGACTGATACAGTAGGACAAGGCTATGTGTATCCTATGATTAATATAGGTGGTAGGTCTCAGTATACCTTATGGAATATTCAGGATTTTAAGCCCTCTATATATGTTAAGCAATACATTGATAATATATTGTCAGAAGCTGGATATACTTACAATAGTACGTTCCTTAATAGTGACTTATTTAAGAGGTTAATAATCCCTTATAGTAGCGGTAAGATATTACTAGATAACTCTGCTATATTATGCAAGGAGTTTTATATAGGTAAGACTGGAACTGATACAGTATCTTGTCAGGACTTTAATGATGTTTCTAACTCTGCAAATAGTATACTTCCTTTTAATAGTGACTTAAGTTTAAGTAGTTATGAGAATAGGGTAATAGATGACGGAGGTATCGTAGAGGCCTTAGCTTGTGCTGAAGCTCTATTCGGATTCTCTGGAGATTACTTCAATACTTGCGAGGATGAGTTTAATGTAAACAATGGAAAGTATACGGCTGACGATTCTAATAAGATGTCTTTTCAAGGTGTACTTAATTTTGACTTAACCTATACTAATAACTCTACTAACGACACTAAAAGACTTAATGAATGCCACACTAGTTTTGGAGCTGTAGATGTTATCCAGAATGATTTTAAAGCAGTTGCTGAAATATACTTAGTTGAGAAGTTAGGCATAAGCTATACTGTAAAAGAAAAGATTAATTTAGATATAACTGAAATAGCCTTAAACACTCCGTTAGATGCTAACTCAATAGGAGATACAACAACTCTAGCGGGTAATGTTGTTTCTTTTGCTACTGGAGAGATAGACGTTAAATCAGGTGCTGAATATTTCATATCTGTAGGTGCTGTTAATTATAGCGGACATCAAATAGTTAACTTTGTTATAGGTTCATTTGACGCTTTCCCTAATATAACTAACTTCAATGACTTTACTTTTAGCTTAAAAGAGGGTTCTTCTTTAAGTAGTAATTTACTAGAGAATGAGATATCTGTAGGAGATACTATAGAAACTAGATTGGTAGTTCCTAAAGAGATTAAACAAAGTGATTTATTAAGTAATATAATTAAGAGATTTAACTTGTATATAGACTATGACCCTATAGATGAGAATAAGCTTATAATAGAAACTAGAGACGGATTCTTAACAGACGATAGAGTTAATTTAGAACATTTAGTAGATAGGTCTAAGGAGTATAATATTAAGCCTATGGGTGCTCTAGATTCAAACAGATTTATATTTAAAGATACATTAGATAAGGATTATCATAACGATATATATAATAAGGTTAATGATGAGATATACGGACAACTTACTCTAGATATACAGAACGACTTTTTAAATAAAGACAAAGTAGTATCTACATTCTTTGCACCTACTCCACTACACTCAATAGAGGGAGATAACGATAGGGTTATTTCGTCTATGCAATTCGTTAATCAGGAAGGACAGAAAGTAGAGGCTACATCTAAGATAAGATTGTTATACTGGGGGGGTTTATTAGATACTCAGAAACTATGGACTATAGGGGTGCCTTCACTTGGAGGAACTTCTTATACTAGCTATCCTTATGCTGGCCATTTAGACAATCCATATAACCCTACATTTGACTTAAACTGGTATTCTCCTAAGCAGTTATATTATGACTTAAGTTATGGAGATAGGGTGGCTATGAACTACTCTAATAATAACTGCTACAATGTATACTGGAAGAAATACATAGAGGAGATAACTGATAAGAATAGCAAGATACTAGAATGTAACTTATCTCTAAGGCCTTATGATTATAGTGAATTAAGTTTCAGAAAGAGTTACTATATAGATGGCAGTTACTGGAGATTACTTAAGGTTCAAGATTTTGATGCAATGAGTGACAGCTCAACTAAATGCGTATTCTTAAAAGTAGAGCCTAAAGACATATTTGTACCTGAAGTGAAAGAGGTTAGTGGAGGTAATGGCGTATTTTCAGACACAGCTCCAATACCTAGTAAGAATAGTGTAGTTAGCCCTAATAACAATAGCGGTAAAACTCAGGATAAAATAAGATTCGGTGTAGATATAAAAGGAGGGACTAGGTCTATAGTTGCTTCAGATAATGTATATCAAAGCGTTAACTCTTTAAATAACCTTATAGTAGGTAGTGACTTTGCTAAGTCTTTAGAGGATAATGTAACGATAATTAATAGTCCATCCATTAACGTCAATAGGCCTAATGAAGCATATATTAACGGACTGTTTGTAGAGAAGCTTAAGAGCGTTATATTGAGTGAAGGATTATTGTCTAATATGGAGGACGAAATAAGCGTACTACCTCCTTTACCTTCGGATGAGTTTTATCAAATAACTAGAGGATATGTTAGATTGAATGGTAATAGTGCTATAGGCTCTACTCATAAGTTAGACTTAGTTACTGACGATGTGTCAGAACATTTGTTAGCAGAGATTCCAGCTAGTTTTTTCGGAGCTAATGATAACACAGATTTATTAGACGTATCTAATCACAATACTACTCCTATACATTTCGGTAGTGGTGTAAAAATAACAACAAATTCTACGATGTCTTTTGACCCTAACACATCGTTAACAATTAATATAGTATATAGAATAATAAAATTATAATGGCAGCAGATAAGAAAATAGCTTTAGAGTTAACCTTAGGGTTACAAGATGCGAACAAGTCTCTAGAGGAGCTTAATAAATTAGTAGAGAAATCTAGACTAGAATTAAGTAAGACTGGTAATAAAGGTAGTAAGGAGTTTAAGGATTTAGAGAAAGCAGTTAAGAAGACTGAGACTCAAATGAAAAAGTCTAATACTACTACTAAAACTCTTAACGGAACTACTACCAAGTTAAATAGAAATTTAAAAGCTACTAGTAGCACAGCTAAGGCAACTGCTGCTAGTGGGCAAAGTCTTAATACTACTATGTCTACTATGGGTGGAACTGCGGGCGTATTGGCAGGAGCTATGAATACCTTAAAGGCCAGTTTAACTGGAGTTATAGCTTCACTTAAAACCCTAAGAGGTGCTATGATGGCTACTGGAATAGGTGCTCTTATATTGGCTGTAGTTTCTTTAAAGGAAGCATTTACGTCTAGTGAGGAAGGCCAAAATAGATTCGCTAAAATACTAGGTGTATTAGGTGCTCTTGTAGGTAATGTTAGAGACGGACTAGCTAAGTTAGGAGATGGAATAATAAGTGTATTTACTAGTCCCCTAGAATCGCTTAAGAAATTCGGTAAGCTATTAGTAGATAATGTCGTTAATAGATTTATAGGTATAGTAGAATTAATACCATCTCTAGGTAAGGCTGTTTCTCTATTATTTAAAGGTGAATTTGCTGAGGCTGGTAAAACTGCTGCGGATGCTGTCGGTAAGGTAGTCTTAGGAGTAGAGAGTGTAACTGATAAGATTGACGAAGCCACAAAGGCCACTACAAAATTCATAGAAGAGCAAAAGAAGGAAGCTAATCAGGCTGCTCAGGTTGCTGACATGAGAGCTAAAGCGGATGTTATAGAGCGTAATTTACTAATAGAAAGAAGTAAGCTAGAGAGTGATATAGCAAAACTTAGATTAAAGGCCAAGCAAGAAAATCAATTCTCTGCAAAAGAAAGAAAAGAGGCCTTATTAGAAGCTCAGAGATTAGAAGATACTTTACTAGATAAAGAGACTAAAGCATTGGAACTCAGAAAAGACGCTCAAGTTTTAGAGAATACTTTTAGTAGAACTGATAAAGAGAATAAGACAAAAGAAGCTCAGGCTATAGCTGCCGTTAATAATCAGATAGCTAGAAGAGCTAATGTAGCTAGAACACTACAGAGAGAATTAAACACTATAGAAGCTCAACAGAGAGCAGAAAATAGTAAGGCATCTAATGCAGTTAAAAAGGAAGAGAAGGACAAATCTAAAGCTCTAGAGGATATAAGAAAAGCTGAGATATCAGGTAAAGAAGCTGAAAGAGCTGAAGAGATAAGAGCAGAGAAGGCTAAATATGATGAGCTAATAGATAAGGCTAAGGAGTATGGTAAAGATATAACTAAATTAGAGGAGGCTAAATTAAATAGCGTAAAAGAGATACAAGCTAAATTCGATAAGGAGGACGCTGACAAATTACTAGAGCAACAAGAAAAGAAAATAGCTGACTTACAATACAATAAAGAATTAGAAGAGGATGAGTTTAAGCTAAGAAGAGAGGAGTTAATTAGAAGAGAAGCGTTATTAAAAGAAGATAAGACATTATCTGAAGCTCAAAGAACAGAAATAGAGGCTCAATTCACAGCCGAAAGAGACGCTATAGAAGCTAAGTCATTAGAAGCTAGAATAGAAGCTACTAATAAAAAGGCAGAATTAGCTACGGATGTATTAAGGTCTTTATCCGCATTAACTACAGCTTTCGCTAAGGACGATGAGGCTAGTCAAAGAAAAGCATTTAAATTAAACAAAGCTTTCAGTATTGGTCAGGCCGCTATATCTACAGCAACTGCGGTTACTAACGCATTAACTGCTGGAGGTAATGCAGCTAAGCTAGCTACTGGAGCTCAGTTTGTTGAGGCTGGTATAGTTGCCGCTACTGGAGCAGCTCAAATAGCCGCAATATCTAGAACTCAATTTAAAGGTTCGTCTTCGGCTGTAGCTCCTAGCCCTACTATTCCGTCTGCAATAGGTGGAAGCGTTGGAATAACTCCTAGGTCTTTAGTTTCACCTACTATAGAAACGGGGATACCTACAGCAAAAGTAATTGTAACTGAGACAGATATAAGAAACGTGTCTAGAGATATAGACGGAGTTTACAATAGGGCTACAATAGTAGAATAAAAAAACCCTTACATTTTCTGCAAGGGCTTTGATTGTTTTAGGTTTTAAGTTTTTTAGGTTTTATACTAATTTTAAATATTTTCTAAATATGTTAGCTGCGTGTCTTTCGTCATTTACTTTTAATTCCATAACCCATGTAGGTACTATTAGCTGAATAGTAGGCTTTCCGTAATTTTTATTTAGCCAATTTGTTTTATCGAAATCGCAAGTAATCTCATAACCTACATACTTATCATTTTCAACTTGGTCAAAATTCTCTACGTTATGTTCCCAATAAGAGTACACCGCCATATATTTACCCTCTATATCTGCATAAGTAAGGTAGGAGCCAATTCTATCAACACAATTATCTAAAATTGCTTTTTTTGTGATATGACCACTATTTGATGACCATTCTTCTTTTAAATACGTTCTAACTGTTTTTTTTGTGTTGTTCATTTTATTTGTTTTATTGTTTATTGTATTACAAATATATACACAATTATTTACATACAAAATATTTTTTACTTTTTTTAAACATAATAGTATATATAAAAGAATGGACTTACCTTTAATAGAGTTTAAATTATCTGAAGACGTAGAGGGCCTACAAGCGATAGCTTTAGTAGATTCTCCTGCCATTGGTGTTCAATACCAAGCCTTCGCTCCACATAAATTCGAAGTTATTAACGAAGATAAGCGAATCGTAATGGGGGCTGCAATGATTCCAGACCTACCAATCTATAGAAGAGATGAAAGAGGAGAATACTACGCTGTGTTCAAAAAGAATACTATTAAAGACCTTGTACAAAAATACTTCAAAGAAGGCAAGCAAAGTAATTTTAACGAACAACATGACTCGCTTAAATTGTTTAATGACGTTTATATTTACCAATCCTTTATAACTGACGAGGAGTTAGGTATAAAAGCTCCTGAAGGTTTTGAGGACATAGCAGACGGGACTTGGTTTATTGCTGCTAAGGTAGAGAACGACGACGCTTGGGAGAAGATTAAAAAAGACGGACTATTAAGAGGATTTAGTGTTGAGGGTGTGTTCGAATTAGAAAAGTATCAATTTAATAAAATGAATAAAATAAATTTAGAAAATGTAATTTCTACTCTTAAGTCTGTTTTTGCAGACGCTGAAGTAGAAGAGACTGTAGTAGAAGAAAACTTCGAAGAGGCAACTCTTACGGACGGAACTGTTGTTAAATGGGAAGGTGAACTAAAAGAAGGAACTGCTCTAGTAGTAGTAACTCCTGAAGGTGAAATCTCAGCTCCAGACGGAAACCATGAACTAGAAGACGGAACTATTATAGAAACTGCTGGAGGATTAGTAGTATCTATTGTAGCTATCGAATCTGAAGGTGCTCCTGAAGTAGAAGAAGTAGAAGAGGTAGAAGCTGAAGTAGAGAACGAATTTAACGAAGAGATGTTAAACGAAATGCTAGAAAGAGCTGTATCTAAGTACGCTGAAGCTATCAATGAGTCTATCGAGACTATTAAAGCTGAAAACGAATCTTTGAGAACTGAACTAGCTTCTGCTATATCTTCAAAAGACGAGTTAAAAGAAGAGTTTGCTTCTAAACTAGAAGATTTAACTAAAGGAGTTGAGGACTTAGCTACTAGCGAAGAGCCTACTTCTAAAAAACCACAAGAATTCAAAGCACTAACTAGAGCTGAAAAAGCTGCTAAATTAGGAGCTGCGATTAGAGCAAGTAAAAATTAAAAATAAAAATAAAACAATTAAATTAAAATTATGAGTTTCGACGTTTCAAGCTTGACAAATTATGTCAACGAACAATCAACCGACCTTATCTCAAGATTATATTTTGAGAAAACATCAAGTGACTACTTCTCACTTCAATCAGGAGTAAAAAAGACTGACGCTTTACACCTTTTAAGTGTAGATGCATTTCCTCAAGACGGTAGCGGGTGCTCTGCAACTGCTTCAGGTGACATCAACTTCTCAGATAGAAATATCTCTGTAGGCCAAATCACTTACTATTCAGGATTCTGCATGAAAGACCTTATCCCTAAGTACACTCAAATCTTATTGAGAGCTGGAAATGCTGAGACTGAGGACATGGCTTTCGAAGCTGAGGTTTCAGAAAACATTATCAAAACTATCATGGAGCACAATGAAGTTGCTGACTGGACTGGAGATACTGCTTCTGCTAACATTTATATCAACAAGTATGACGGCCTTATCAAAATTATTGATGCTGCTACTACTGCTGTAGACGGTAACACTTCTGCTGCTACTGCTATCACTTCTGGAGCTTCTGGAAACGTAGATACATTAGTTAAAGATGTTGTTAACGCTAGACCAGCTAAAGTTAAGTCTGCTGCTAACCAAGTTCTTTTTGTTGGAACTGACGTATTCGACCAGTATGTTGATACATTAGCTGCTAAGAACTTATTTCACGTTGACGCTACTGCATGGATGAACTACGAAATGGCTATCCCAGGTAAAAACGTTACTTTGGTAGGTGTTCACGGACTAGATTCTACTAACAGAATGTTCTTAGGAACTAAAGAAAATTTCTTCTTAGGATTCGATTTACAGAACGACGAAGAGGAATTCGATATGTGGTACGATAAAAAAGACGATAAAGTATACTACAGAGTTAAATTTAAGAGAGGTGTTCAAGTTGCATACCCTGACGAAATCGTAGAATTTACTTTAGCTTAATAAATAAATAAACTAAATTATGGCGTGTGATTTAACAAGCGGATTTAGTGTAGGATGCTCCGACAGTATTGGTGGTGTAGCTGAGTTCTGGATAGGCAATATGCCTTCAGAAATGGTTATCGCT